TGGCTACGGCATTACTGATGCCTACACTAAAACGGCTGTTGACACTGCTTTAGCAGGTAAAGCTAACACTGCTACAACCCTGAGTGGCTACGGCATTACTGATGCCTACACTAAAACGGCTGTTGATACTGCCTTAGCAGGCAAAGCCAATACTGCTACAACCTTAAGCGGATACGGTATTGTGCTAACATCTACTAATGTAACTACGGCATTGGGCTATACACCGTATAATGCAACTACAGCGCTTAGCGGCGGCACTTTCTAAGGAGAAATGACATGGCAGCAACAGGCTCTACACCTATTCAATTATATTACTCAACTACAGCAGGCCACGTTCCTTTGGCTGCTAATTTGCTTAGCGGTGAAGTGGCTATAAACACCGCAGATGGAAAATTGTTTTATAAAGACCCATCTAACAATGTACAGTCTTTCACAGCAGGTAGCAGCGGTGTATCCGCCGGTAAAGCTATTGCATTATCAATGATTTTTGGTTTTTAAGAGGGAATTAACATGGCTGCTCCAAACATAGTAAACGTAACAACAATCACTCCGCACTCAGCATCTATTACTCCTGCTGACACTGCACGTAACGCTTTAGTAACTGCTCCTTCTACTGGCACAGCATACAGAGTTAACCAAATTCTAGTTTCTAACATTGACGGAACAAGCGCAGCTAACGCCACTGTTGAATTGAGACTGGCTGATGGCACAACTTATAGAGCTATCAGCTCAACTATTTCAGTACCTGCTAACGCTACGTTAATCGTATTGGATAAAACCACTTCTTTGTATCTGTTAGACACCTCTGTATCAGGTGAACCAAGCACCATTTGGGCGACCAGTGGTACAGCAAGCAAACTGACATTTACAGTGTCTTACGAAGCAATATCTTAATAGGGGCTACCCATGTCGATGAGATACCTAGCCGGGTATATCTCGGCTTCATACAATCCGCTTAAGGTGCCTAATGCTCCTACTATTGGCGTCGCTTCACCCGGCAGCGCACAGGTTTCTGTGACTTTCACAGCACCATCCAATGTAGGCGGCGGGGCAATTACCGGATACACCGTTATTGTTACAGACTCTTCAAGCGGCGCTACATTTAGTGGCACAGGTGCTTCATCGCCTATCGTGGTAACAGGTCTAATAAACGGTAACACCTACACTGCTAAAGTATTCGCCACTAATGCCTATGGCCCCAGTGCGTTCAGCGCACCTAGTGGGAGTTTTAGTTATGCGCCTAAGCTGTATAGTTGGGGCAACAATACCCTCGGTCAGTTAGGTCAAAACGACATTGTTAGCCGTTCCTCACCTGTGCAAGTAGGTGCTGGCATTACATGGTCTAATATTGCAGGTGGAGCTTCTTACACCATAGCTACTAAAACTGATGGCACTCTCTGGTCGTGGGGTAGGAATGCCTACGGTCAGTTAGGTCAAAACGACAGAGTTTATCGTTCCTCACCTGTGCAGGTAGGCGCACTAACTACATGGTCTAATATTGCAGCTGGTGGGGTTCACACCCTAGCAACTAAAACAGATGGCACTCTCTGGTCGTGGGGCTACAATACCTTAGGTCAGTTAGGTCAAAATGACAAAGTTTATCGTTCCTCGCCTGTGCAGGTAGGCACTGGCACTACATGGTTAAATGTTGCATGTGGCTATAGGCACACCATAGCCACTAAAACAGATGGCACTCTCTGGTCATGGGGCAACAATGACAGAGGTCAGTTAGGTGACAACACATCAGTTTATCGTTCCTCACCTGTGCAGGTAGGCGCATTAACTACATGGTCTAAAGTTGCAGGCGGTTATTATCACACCATCGCAACTAAAACAGATGGCACTCTCTGGTCATGGGGCAACAATGGCAGCGGTCAGTTAGGTCAAAACAACATTATTTACCGTTCCTCACCTGTACAAGTAGGCGCATTAACTACATGGTCTAAAGTTGCAGGTGGATTTGCTTACACCATCGCAAATAAAACAGATGGCACTCTCTGGTCGTGGGGTCAGAATACCTCCGGTCAGTTAGGTCAAAATAATACCGTTTACGCTGTATCATCGCCTGTGCAAGTAGGCGCTTTAACTACATGGTCTAAAATTGCATGTGGTTTTTATCACACCGTAGCAACTAAAACTGACGGGACACTATGGTCATGGGGGCGCAACACTAATGGTCAGTTAGGCGACAACACAGCAGCTTATCGTTCCTCACCTGTACAGGTAGGTGCATTAACTACTTGGTTAAACATTGCAGGTGGTGCTTACCACACCATAGCCACATCATCTTAAGGAGGAAACAATATGCCAAATTATTCAGGAATGTGGACACTGCAAGCACAGTTACAAGCAAAAGCAGCGGGTACTTGGACATTACAGGGTATTAATAACCTGTGGAGTTGGGGCAACAATACGTATGGGGTATTAGGTCAAAATGACAGAGTTTATCGTTCCTCACCTGTGCAAGTAGGCGCTGGCACTACATGGTCTAATATTGCAGGTGGAGCTTCTTACACCATAGCTACTAAAACTGATGGCACTCTCTGGTCATGGGGTCAGAATACCCTCGGTCAGTTAGGTCAAAATGACAGAGTTTATCGTTCCTCACCTGTGCAAGTAGGTGCTGGCACTACATGGTCTAAAGTTGCAGCTAGCGTGTATCACACCGTAGCCACTAAAACAGATGGCACTCTCTGGTCATGGGGTTATAATGAATACGGTCAGTTAGGTCAAAACAATCTTATTTATCGTTCCTCACCTGTGCAAGTAGGCGCTGGTACTACGTGGTCTAATATTGCATGTGGCACGTTTCACACCCTCGCAACTAAAACAGATGGCACTCTCTGGTCTTGGGGGTATAACAACAACGGTCAGTTAGGCGACAACACAACAATTAACTGCTCCTCACCTGTGCAGGTAGGCGCACTAACTACATGGTTAAATGCCGCAGGTGGGTATAGGCACACCCTTGCAACTAAAACAGACGGTACTCTCTGGTCATGGGGCAACAATAGCCAAGGTCAGTTAGGTCAAAATGACAGAGTTTATCGTTCCTCACCTGTGCAGGTAGGCGCATTAACTACATGGTCTAAAGTTGCAGGCGGTCAGTACCACGCTATAGCTACTAAAACAGATGGCACTCTCTGGTCGTGGGGCAACAATACCCTCGGTCAGTTAGGCGACAACACAACAGTTTATCGTTCCTCACCTGTGCAGGTAGGCGCACTAACTACATGGTCTAATATTGCAGGCGGTTATTATCACACCATAGCCACTAAAACAGACGGGACATTATGGACGTGGGGTAGGAATACCTACGGTCAGTTAGGTCAAAACGACATTGTTAGGCGTTCCTCGCCTGTACAGGTAGGCACTGGCACTACATGGTCTAAAGTTGCAGGTGGAACTTCTTACACCATAGCCACCCAATCGTATTAACCTGATACACTATGTGCTCCACCAACTTCATAACACAAACATTATGAAAAACATTTGTTTCTTATCAGGATTACCCCGCTCTGGCTCAACGGTCTTAGCGGCGATCTTAAGTCAAAACCCAGAAGTTCACACAACTGCAACCTCTGGGTTGCTTGATATGCTAGTGGGCACATTAAGAGCTTGGGCGGATTCTATGTCCGTTCAAGCAATGCCCGACAAAAAGAAATCAGAAGCAGAAATTCAGCGCATACTACGCAACATTTGCGACTCTAAATATGCAGATGTAGATAAACCTATTATTTTAGATAAAGCGCGGGGCTGGGCATCGGATGTTAACATCCCGACAATGGCTAAAGTGCTGGGTCACAAACCTAAAATTATTGCAACGGTTAGAAATATCCCAGACTGCGTAGCCTCAATGGTTCGAGTAGCCAAGCCTGATAACCTAGATGAGTTCCTGCGTACTTCGGAGTTAGTATCACACGTTAAGGAGTCTTATCAAACATTAGAATCTGGTTATCGCTTTGCGCCTGAGTGCATTTTATTTGTGGACTATGATGACTTGCTCTCTAACCCGCAGAAAGAGCTAGACCGTATACATGCGTTTTTAGAAATACCTGCTTACAACTATGATTTAAACGCAATCAACGCTGACCACTTGAAAGAGAATGACGAAGAAGTCTGGCAGGTGAAAGGACTGCATGATGTGAAGGCAGAACTAAAACGCCAGCACTCAACCACAGCAGAAGATGTATTAGGTGTATTTTATCGAGATTACCAACAGCCGCGCTTTTGGTTGAACGAAGGCCCAGGCCATCGCCCTATTCACGATTTAGATTTGCAATTATCTGCTAGTTTGATGGGTAACTTTGAAGAAGGCTACCGCCTAGCACAGAAGATTGAACAGGATGAGCCTTGGAACCATAGAGCTGCATTTAATCGTGGCTGGTACAAAATATGGAAAGGCAACCTGCTTGAGGGTGAACAACTATTATTCCGTGGTCGTATTGAAGGCGTGTTTGGCAATGAAGTACCTAAGTCTCCAGTGCCTATGTGGGATGGTGAAACAAAAGGTACAATCCTGTTAAATCTTGAAGGCGGATTAGGCGACCAAATACACGGCTTACGCTATGTGCGTGAGATTAAGAGACGCGGCTGTGATGTGATTGTAGCCTGCTCAGGCGCGTTAGCAGTTATTGCGCGTCAGGTTGAGGGTGTTACTGTGGTTGTCCAGCATGAAGCAGTATTTGGTATTGTGCATGACGCATGGCTACCGTCTATGTCGGCTATTCCTGTATTGGGCTATGAGTTTGCTGATATTGATGGTTCTCCTTATATCCCTGTGCCTGCTGTGCCTAAAGCTAAGAAGATGCGTATTGGTGTACGCTGGCAAGGCAACCCACAGTTTGAACATGAGCAACACCGTCTATTTCCACCACACCTAATGTTCAATGCACTAAGGGATGTGGATGCTGAGTTTATCTCACTGCAACGGGACGAAGGCGCTCAACATAAGCCTGTCTGGGTGAAAGATGTGCCACTAGATTCTTGGGAAGACACACAACGCGCTATTGCCTCGTGCGATTTGGTAATAAGTTCTTGCACCTCGGTTGCCCACTTAGCATCTGCTATGGGTATTGAGACTTGGATTGTGGTTCCTGTGTTACCATATTACCTATGGGCAAAGCCTGAGAATACAACACCTTGGTATAACAATACTAAGGTGTTTAGACAGAAAGTATTTGGGGACTGGGATGCCCCGTTTTGTGAAATTGGTTCTAAATTTAAACTGAAAAAAGCTGCATAGGAGATAAATATGCCAACTATTAAACAAGGTTATTGGATTCGCGTTGTTAACGGTCAAGTAAATCAAGTATGGGACACCATGCCACCTGCGGGTGAAGATGGTTGGAGTGAAGCTGTTGAAGTTCACCCTGACTTGGTAGAAAACCGTGAGTATGTTTCACACCACACTATCGATATTACTAAATCTCCTATGGAGATCGTATGGCACAAAGTTGCATTGACTGTTGAAGACCGTAAAGGTGGCATGATCGGTGTTGCTAAAGGCGAGTTCCAACGTGTAGTAAACGAGCAAGCACAACTGCAATTAAGCGACAACGCAGCTGAAATGTATGACCCAGCAGTTGTAGAAAAAGCAAAAGACGCACTGACTGCTAGATTAGCAGAAATTGACAGCGCAAAAACTCACGAAGACTTAGACGCAATGCTTTAAGGGAGTAACCTATGAGTACCAAATTTCCGGGTGGTTTAGTTCGTTCCAGTGGCCCAACCATTGTCGGCCCCGTAGATGGTGAAGGTGGCTCTGCCCCCGGAGTTTGGACACTGCAAGCACAGTTACAAGCAAAAGCAGCGGGTACTACATGGGCTAATATTGCAGGTTGTAACAGCTTTACCGTCGCTACCCAAAAAAGCTAATGCAATCATTATTTTTCAGCTACAACACCACCATCGATAAGGCTTACATCATCCGCGTAGCAGGTAATGAGAACTCTGAGGGGCAAGCTAAACGCTGTTCTGATTCTTGTGATGATGTGGGTCAAGCATGGGAGTACTGGGACGCTTACAATGGTCTTTCAGGCGAAATAATCCCACCAGCGCATCACAACAGCGTGATGAAAATGATTAAGGTCACAGACCATTATTTAACCCGTGGTGAGGTTGCTTGTGCTTTATCGCATATCAGTCTGTGGGCTAAGTGTGTAGAGGATGATAAACCACTCATCATTTTGGAACATGACTCGGTTATGGTGCAGCCCTACACGCAACATGCTGTATTCAATAGCATTTGTTTCTTAGGTTCTAATGAACAGGTTGTGCAAGGTTGGGGCGTATACCCCACCCCGCCTCACGCTAGTGAAGGGCCTAACTATCATTTTATATGCCGCGCTCATGCCTATGCGATTGACCCTGCTGTTGCTAAGAATATGTTGGCGCATGCTATTAAGTACGGCATTAACGCGCCATTAGACATTATGCTGAGAGCAGATATTTTTCCTATTCACCAGATGGGCATTTTTGCGTATGATGAGAAGGGTGTGGAAACGACGATCTTAAATAGACCGAAGGAAGGCCGCACTACTAAACGCAATGATACTCTGGAGAACTAATGAAATTCACCGTGTTGTTTCACGAATTCACTCAATCAAGCATTCAATCCCTTGTTAGCCAGTTTGGTGTCCCTAAGACCGTAGTTGAGATTGGTTTGTTTGAGGGCAACACTACGTTTAATTTAACCAAATTTATTGCTAGCCAGTATTCAGATTACAAGCATTATGCAATCGACCCTTACGGAGAGTCAGACGACTTAGAAGAAGAAGTGGTTGAGAGTGCTGAAACTTTGTTTAAAGCAAACCTTGCTGAGTTTGAATACAAAGACAATATTGAATTTATTAACCAACCATCGCATGATGCCCTTATCGAGCTATATAACCGTGGAGTTAAGGCTGATCTTATCTATATAGATGGCGATCATAGAGCCAATGCGGTGCTTGAAGATTTAGTGCTCAGTTACAAGCTGCTGAATGAGGGGGGTATTCTCCTGTGTGATGACTGCGTAGCTTGGCGACATGAACGGTTACAAGACAATCCTAAGCTAGCTGTTGACGCTTTTGTAAGTTGCTACTGGGATAAAGTAGCTGTTCAACAGCTACCCAATGGGTACCAAATTGCCTTAAGAAAGCTGTGAGAATTTTAATTTGCGGTTTGCCCGGTTCAGGCAAGACAACGCTTGCTAAGTGCTTGTATGAGCAGTTAAAAAATGAAGGCCGCGTAGTTGATTGGTTTAACGCTGATGAGATTAGAGCAGCGTATGATGACTGGGATTTCAGCACTGCTGGTAGACTGCGGCAAGCGTGCAGAATGCGAGACTTAGCAGATGCAGTATCGGGTGTAGCGATATGTGATTTTGTAGCACCTACGGATGAAATACGTGACATTTTTGGCGCTGACTTAACCGTGTGGGTTGATACAATCCAAACATCAAGGTATAAAGACACTAATAAGATGTTTTGCCCACCTGAAAAGTACGATGTGCATGTCACGTATCAAGACGCCTCATATTGGGCTAGCGTTATTGTATCGAGGTTAGAATGGGTAAAATACTAGGCGCTTGGGGCTATCTTCAAGCAAGATTAGCAGAACCATCAACGCATGCTTCAGTGGCATCACTGTTAACCCTTGCGGGGTTAAATTTAGACGCTGGAGTTGTACATGATGCTCTTGTTGTGGTAGGCGTTGTTTTTGGTGGGTTAGGCTTTTTTGTTAAAGAAGCAAAACCAATGTAATGAGGTGATGATATGGAAGTTATTATTCAAGATATTGCGCGTTTAATTATTGACGTATTTAAGTATCTAGACGTTACTGGGTTGTTAGTCTAATGCACCTTAGTGAGCATTTTACCCTAGAAGAGCTGACGCACAGTGACGCTGCGGTACGCCACAACCTGCTTAATACCCCAGACGAAGAGGCACTGGCTAACCTAAAACGGCTAGCTGCGTTTTTAGAAAAAGTCCGTGCTACTTTGGGCAAGCCAGTTCTCGTCAATAGTGCGTATCGATCGCACCCCGTAAATTCTTGGGTGGGTGGAAAACCTACTTCGCAACACTGTCTGGGCTGCGCTGCTGACATTCGCGTGCCTGATATGACGCCAAACGCGGTTATCAAAGCTGTGATTGCTTCTGATTTGCAGTATGACCAAGTGATACGCGAGTTTGATTCTTGGACACATATAAGCATTCCAAATAACATAAATAGCACCCCACGTAAACAAGCGCTTATAATAGATAGTAAAGGCACTAGAAAATACTAGGCGGTACTATGTTAAAGAAAATTGTTTCGCGCCCCGGAATAAATCGCGAAAATACACGCTACTACACAGAGTCAGGCTTCTACGACTGTGACAAAATACGGTTTAGGCAAGGCACGCCTGAAGTAATAGGCGGCTGGCAGCAAATATCAAGCGAAACTTTTCTAGGTGTATGCCGGTCGCTATGGGACTGGGTAACACTAACGGGATACGAGTTATTTGGAGTTGGTACAAACCTTAAGTTTTACATCGCCAGGGGCGGTGCGTACTTTGACATCACGCCCATACGCACCGCAGTAACCCTAACTTCCCCATTCACCGCAACTACTGGCAGCGCTATTATATCAGTGGCGCATACTAACCACGGCGCACTCACTGGTGACTTTGTCACTTTCTACAATGCAAGTTCTCTTGGTGGGAACATCACTGCCGCTGTACTTAATGCAGAGCACCAAATAACGTATATAGACGCAAATACGTACACAATAGCGGTTGCAGTAACGGCTACTGCTGGGGATACAGGGCATGGCGGAACACCTAGAGCTGTGTATCAAATATGCACAGGAGCGGAGATAAGTGTTGCCACAACTGGGTGGGGTGCAGGGTATTTTGGATACGGCGGGTTTGGGATAGGCGAGCCAACTGTCGGGCTTATTAGGCTTTGGAGTCAAAATAATTTTGGGCAGGATTTAATTTTTGCTCCCCGCAGGGGCGGTATATATTATTGGCCATCTGTTCTTGATTTTGATACAGCGGCGACATTTACAATTGCAACGCCATGTGTGGTAACGACTGCAAACTTAGCGCTATATGATTTAGCACCCATATCGTTTACATCTACTGGTTCCCTTCCTACAGGATTGGATATAGGCTCAATGTATTATGTGCGCAATTTTAATGCTACGCTTGGCACTTTTAACGTGTCTAGCACTCCCGCTGGCGGGTTAATTGCCACCTCTGGCACACAATCTGGCTTTCATTACCTATCAGCACGCGGATTTAACATTGCTGAGCTAGCAGGTGCATCGGACACCCCAGTGGTGCAAAGCTACTCTTTTGTGTCTGACATATACCGCTTTGTGTTTGCTTTTGGATGCAATGATTACACATCCACAGTGCAAGACCCTATGTTAATTAGGTGGTCAGACCAAGAGGATGCAGCTACCTGGACACCTGCGGCCACTAATCAAGCGGGTAGTTTAAGGCTATCGCATGGCTCAGAAATAGTCACTGCAATACAAACACGGCAAGAGATTGTAGTCCTTACTGATTCTAGTGTTTACGCTTTGCAATACCTTGGGCCACCCTATGTGTGGGGTGCACAGCTGGTTGGGGACAGCATATCGATAGCAAGTCAAAATGCGGCAATTACTGCTTCAGGTATTTTATATTGGATGGGGCTTGATAAGTTTTACAAATACGATGGTCGGATACAGACACTACGCTGTGACTTACGTGCGTATGTTTTTACAGACATAAACCGCGAGCAGTACGCCCAGATATTTGCAGGTACCAGCGAAGGATTCAATGAAGTTTGGTGGTTCTACTGCTCTGCTAACAGCACTACTATTGACAAATATGTAGTGTATAACTACATTGAAGATATTTGGTACTATGGCACTATGTCGCGCACTGCCTGGTTAGACAGCGGCACGCTAGATTACCCAATTGCAGCGACATATACCCACAATATTGTTGAGCATGAAAACGGGTTAAATAATAACGAGACAGGCACGCCGCAGCCGATAAGTGCATATATTACAAGCTCCGAGTTTGACATCGATGACGGGCATAACTTTGGATATATCTGGCGCATCATACCGGATTTAACCTTTAGGGGGTCTACAGCGGAAGCGCCTACGGCTACTATGTCACTAATACCGCTTAACAATTCTGGTGCAGGTTATACAAACCCACCATCTGTTGGGGGTGTAGACTATGGTGCAATTACACGCACCGCAGTGCTACCAATCGAAAAATACACAGGTCAGTTAAACATTAGGGTTCGCGGAAGGCAGTTGGCATTTAAAATTGAATCTAATCAGTTAGATACTACTTGGCAGCTAGGTGCCCCTAGGATAGATATCAAGCAAGACGGCAGACGAGGGTAGCATGGCACAGGTCATAAGAAACCCAGCAGTGCCGAATTTGCCTGTAGCTACAGTAGGTTACGATAAACAGTACCAAGACCAGCTTAACAACGTGCTGCGGTTATATTTTAACCAGCTCAACAACTTAAACGCTACTATCACAGGGCCAATAGGCGGGGCTAACTTACAGTTCCCT